TTCTTCCACTGGCGTTCCAGTTTCATCGCCTCGGTGGGGTTCTGCTGATACAGGCTATCCCAGTCCGGCTCGTTGCTGAGTTGCTGCTCAATCTGCTGCCGGAGTGCGGGCAGGAGTTGGGCATATTGGGCGCGTTCTGCGTCGATCTCAGCCTGAAATGCCTCAAACGACTTGCGTCTTTCGGCCAGTTCTTGAGACTTCCGCGTATAGTCCTGCTGCCGCGAATACCCGTTCAGAAGCTCATCTTCCGTGACCTCGATCTCTTGGCCGTTCACCTTAACTCGGAAGGTTCGGCCCTCTTCGGGTTGGAAGTCAGTTTCGTCTTCGTAGTCTTCGCCATCAGTAGGCTCCTCGGCAGCTTCCGCCTCGACGGCTTCTTCTGCTTCGGTGTTGAGGGTTTCATCCTCGGACGCATCAGCGGCTAAAGCATTTTCCTCGGGGGAGGGTGCCATCATTGCCCTGATCTTTTCTTGTGCGCTCCGCAGGTCGGTCCCCATTGGGCTGCCGGTATCTGCCATTGCTGGTCTCCATTATATGATTAGCCCTTGCGCTGCGCAACGGCTCCGCCATCAATCAGCGATTGCAGCTTGATGCGGAGCGCGTCCACGCCAGCGAGTCGGGCGTGGAGCATGATAAGCTCCGTTGTGTTTCCCGCGTTTGCTGCTCGGAATGCCTCGAAAATCTCGGCCTCCATTTCGACGAGGAAGCGGGATAAATCCTCGTCGTCCTTGAGGCGGGCCGCAGCCCGCGCATCTGTGATGATCTGATCCGTGCTCTTACTGGCCACTCACGGCACCCTTGATCAGGTCGGACTGAGCCTTGAACGTCTCGCGATCCAGCGCCGTCTCGCGCTTGATCTCCTCGACGCGGAGCTGCACGCCATACTTGGCCTTGAACTCCTCGGCGGTGACGTAGAGGTCCATCTCCATCTTGTCGCGGGAGAGGTTGTCCTCCATCATCATCTTCTCGCGCTGAAGCTGAAGCTCTGCCGCCTTCTTCTGCATATCCGCCTGAATCTGCTGGATTTGCACGGCAATCAGTTGCTCGTTGATGTCCGGCTGCTTCGGCTCCTGCGGTGGCGGCTGGAATTGCGCCGGATCGTTCCAGAAGCGATCCGCGTCCTTGAAGCCCGCGAGCTTGGTCATCTCGGTCAGCGTGTTGTAGAGCTTGCCCATGTCGGTCAGCGGGTTCACCGGACCCATCGTGGCCATAGCTTCCTTCTGCATCTCGCCGATCTGGCGCAGCATCATCATGCGCTCGCTGTCGGTGCCACGGCCAAGGCCGACGTTGATGCTTACGTCCATCGTGGCGTCCCACCAGCGCGGGTCAATGGGCACGAACTCATTGCGGAGGCGCACCATGCGCGGCTGGTCCTGATGCTTGCACACAAGCCGCAGGATGCCACTGAACAGGTCGCGCATACCCGTCTCGGCGAAGATGCGGGCGATCATCTCGATGTGCTGCGCGGCGGCGTTGACGGTCGCGTTGACGGCGGAGGCGGTCGACGATTGCAGCGCGTCCGCATCCAAGCCCGCAGCGGCCTTGGAGATGCCGGTGCGCGACTGCTTGGTCTCGTCCATGTATTGCAGGACGGGGAACGCCTGCTGGCCGACAAACGGCATGGCAATCGGCTGCACCTGACCGGCGGAGCGCTGGCGGATGATGCCACCGACCTCGGTGTTCATCACGTCTTGCAGGTTAACCTGACCCTCGGTGATCGCGATGCGCGGGTGGATCGCCATTGCCAAGCTGTCGAGGGTGTTCCGCATGATCACGGACTTGATGCGCTGGATGTCCATGACGACGTCAGCGGCGCTGGTCCCAAAGAACTCGTGCGGCTCGGGATCGGGAGTGAACGACGCAAACGGCGCAAAGTCGCAGGCCTCGTCCATCAGGATGGTGTGGCTGCTACCGGCCACGCAGACCTTGCGAAGCTCGGCAATGCCGTCGCCGTCGCGGTCGACCCGTATATACGCCTCGATATACGTCACCTTCCGCATGGCGCTGTCCTTGCGGTCAGCGGTGCGGCTGGTCAGAGCCGGATTGCGCGTGTAGCGCTCGACGTTGAGGTCCATCTGGTCGGTGTCTGACGCGAGGCCGTTGACCTCGTCGGCGTCGTAGCCCATCGCGATCAGGTCGGACACGGTCACGACGCGGCGGTGGCCCACAAAGTCGGCGCTCTTGATGTTCTTGGCGCGGCGGTCGATGAGGAACTCCTCGGGCGGCACGGCCTCGACCTTCACGCGGCCAGTGGAGCGGCGGTAGGTGGCGCGGACATCGTGCAGGAGCGGCGGCTCCATGCCCATCATCGCCATCTCTTGCGTCTGCTCCATCGCGGGGTAGCTCTCGACGACATCCATCGACACGTCGGGATCGGCGGCGAGCATGGCCATAGCGGCATCGTCGAGGCCCGTCATCTCGGAGGTGCTGGTCTCGACGGCCTCGTCCCAGTAGAACTTGATGACGCCGTTCTTGCGGATCAGCGCGTCCTTGAAGGCCGAGTGAAGCTCCAAGAAGCCGTTATTGTCGCTGTGGAAGATGTAATTGACGTATTCGGTCGCCTGCATGGCGGCGGGCACGTCCTCGGCGCTGCGGGGCGCGAACTCGACGGTCTTGTCGGACGACGTGAACACCCGCATGAGCGACGGCATGATGGCCTGCACGGTGTCGCGCACGTCCATGCTGACCACTTGGCTGCGGCCATCCTCCTCGTCGCCGTATGGCTCGCCGCGATAGTATTCGGTGGCGCGAGCGCGAACCGGCGACACGGTGTTGTCGATGAAGTCGACGGCGTCGTCGATCTCATTGCGGAGGATGCCTTGCAGCTTCTCATCGCTCATCCACTCGGGATTGATGAGTTCCTGCACCTCGTGCGTTAGGTCTTCTGCTTCGTATGCCATGTCGGCTCCTTAACGGTCTTTTGTGACAGGGCTTCGGCGCGACGCGCTTCTTCCTGCGCGATGCGCTCCGCCTCTTCCTCGGCCTGCCAAGAGCCAAGAGACCTGTGGTTGACGCTTACGATCCTCACCACCACCCCTCTCCGGTGATATATCTCTGGAGTATACCCGCCTCTTCTGGCGACGGCATCCCCCTAGCCTCCCAAGTCCAGCTTGGCATCAGGCCAATCTTTTGATCCGCGAAGACGGTGTCGTCCGTGTTGGCGGTTCTGTTCCAAAGCCCGTAAGGGCCAGAGTTGAGCCAGCTATTCTGGCCGCGAGTTTCGCTTGTCATGGCTCCGCGAGCTTCGGGCGAATACATACGCGAGTGCTCCAAGAAGGCACGCTCCTCGCCTTGACGGCGGAAGAACGGGTTTCCAGAACCAAAATGCCCAAAAGCGTCGTGGACAGCGCGGAAGGCGTCATTGGCGACAGCGTCTTGCTTGTCGCCAATCGTGCCGACCCGCTTCAGCAGTGGGTTTTTGGCGGCGTCAAAGTAATCTGAGCCCGTGTCAGCCCCGTAGCCAAAGTCCGTCGGGAAGACCCACAAACGACCGTTTTCGACGAGGTCTTGATAGCCAAGCGCGGGCGATGCAGCGTATGGGTCTTGCATTCCCTTCTGCAAGAACTTGAACTCGATGCCGCTGTCCTTGAGAGCGTTGTATTGATCCACTGTCTCCTGCACCATTGCGTCGTATGCCCGACGCACTGCGGGGTTTGCTGGATCGTCGGCCATCATGTCGTAGGCAGCGGCGATCATTCTGGCCCGCTCATCGCTAAACGGCGGGTAGGCGTCAAAGCCCTTGGGGTCCATGCCGCGATTCGCCATGTATCTGCGGGCGGCGTTTTCGATCTCGCTGATCGGGCGGGCCTCAAATTTCTCCCCGCTCGGCATTTGAACGGCAGAAGGCTTGCCCGCGACAGGCTTATACGACGACGGCGCTGACAGGCGCTGCCCGACCATGTAGGTCTGCGCCGCCTGCTCCCCGATGCTGGGGCGCGAGAGGATGCCACGCACGGCGGCACGGCCCGCCGTTGCCGCTGGGAAGGCGTCAATCAGTCCAAACGTCATGTCGCCGATGGTGCCGCTCATGTCAGCGCCCTTAGACGATGCGTAGGCCGCGTCTCCGGCGCGGATAAGTGACGGAATAACGCCAAAATCGCCGATGGCCATTGGCCGGTCCTCGGCGTTTGTCGGCCTGCCGATGGTGCGGTCTGCAAATTGAAGCCCCTCGCGCTGGAGAGCTTGCTGCCACAGCCACTGGCCCAAGCTGAACGGCGGGGCTTGCCTGATCTCGGCTTTCGGCCCTGTCGACTCGGACGCGGAGGCGTAACTATCCCAGAAGGCCCGCTCCTGATCTTGAGCGGTCCCGTAGTCTACGCCAAACCTATTGAAGCGCGGGTCCGCCATTACTTGTAGCCCACCGAGTTGAGGTATGCGTCGATCTCGGCCATTGCGGGGTCAGATTCCTGCGCCGACGCGAGGCCAGCGGAGCCAACAAGACCGATAAGGCCAGCGCCGCCGCCAAGAATTGACCGGCGAGGACCGTCGTATGTCGCCCAAGTCGGCTGCAAATAGCCGCCAAATTGCTGCGCTTGGTCTATGATCATCTTGCGAGCCTGATCGGCGGTAATCTCCCCCTGATCTTTCAAGTCCCAGATTGAACGTGCGGACGCCACAAATGGATGGTTGCCACGAATGGTGGGAGGCATCAAGGCGCGAAGTTGCTCCCAAGTGATGGATTGCATCTGGCGCGGAATCCAGCCGCCGACTTCCTCCGCAGCACGCGCAGTCGCGTCAGCGTAAAGCCCGTAAGCGGCGGTGCTTCCCGTTTCTGGATGGCCCGCCTTAGACCAAGGCATACCGGCCTTCGGCGCGGATTGCCCAGAAAGTCCGTGGCCGACCTCTGGGGCCGAGCTTCCGTATGGCATGAAAATGCCACCAGCAATCTGATGCGTGTCAGCGGTCAGATCAAACGGGCTGTTGGGCGAGTAGATGTTGTTGAAGAAGTTTCTGACCTTATGCTCAGACCCGAGGTAGTCGGAAATAGCGCCAAGAGAGCCGTCGCTTTCGAGGATAGAGATAGCTTTCCCCATGTTGGAGAAGCTCTGGTGAACAATCTTGCGCTTTTCCCCAGAGCCAGCAGTCGCGTAGTCCAATATGTCGCCCTCTGGCGACACCTCCCTGTAATCTCTGCCGTGCTTTGCCTCATCGTAAGCACGCAGCCACATAGCCTTCTTCTCGGGCGTATCCATCGCCCCATACGACCAGCCGCGAACCTCGTTTTCAAATATAGGGTTTCGCGTCCACGCCGTTTCTCCAGCCTTATCTGCGGCGCTTGTCATCGCAACGACGTCCATATCCGGCGTCCACCGCGTTTGGAGGTTTTGGTTAACCTCTGCGAACGATTTGATCAGCCGCTCGCCGAGGCCGACGTTCTGATACCAGTCCTTTTGCGGCGACAGAACTGCGAGGACGCCGGACGTTTTCTCTGGCGTCAGCTCAAACCTCTGGGCAAGCTCATTCGCGATCCGGTTCGCGCCGTCATACCACTTGGCGCTTTCCTCCGTGATGCCAGACTTGTCGGCAAGCTCATACAGGCTGATAATGTTGCCCTTCATCTGGCCGATGATGTTCTCGGCGGTCTGCGCGGGGTCTTCGGAAAGCAACCCCTTCATGCCGGGATATGTCCGCGTCATCATTTCGAGGTTCTGCGGCGCAGATGGGTTGCGAAGCATGGTCTGCGTGTCGGCAATCAGGCCGCCGAGCATGGGGTCTTCCGGCCCCCTCGTGGGCAAGCGTGTCGAAACGCGAGCAAAGTCCGTCGGAAGGAGGCCAGTCAGTTTTGATCCGAAGCTCAGAAGTCCCATTACCACTTCACCTTGTCTGCCCAATACGCCGCAGACATCTTGCCCTTGGCGATATTCTTTGCGTGACGCGCCTTGAACGACGCCTGCCGAGCCTTCTCGCTGGCCGTCTTGGGGCTGCTGCCAGCGCCGCTGACGCCCTGCTGCCCGAAGCGGATCGTCTTCACCTGATCGCCAGCCTTTGCCACAACGACGTGGCTCTTCGTCGGGTGCGACGGGGTGCGCTTCGGCTTGTTATAGCCGGACACTCCGACGCGATCTAGGCGGGAGTCGCGGGGCATCAGCGGCTCCTCGGGACGCCATAGCCCAAGTGGCTCTGCATCGCCCCGATTGCCGGAGCGGCGTCCATCCCGTAGCGCCGGAGATTGCCGTAGTAGTGGGCGGCGCGGCCAAATGGGAGGTCGGGCCGGAAGGGTATCTGCGAAGGCTGCTCGGGCATCCCGTAGCTTCCGCGACCGCTGTAGATCATGGGGTTCTGGAACGGAGAGCCAAACGCCAGCGGAGACGAGGTCGGATATTGCGGCATCGGCTGGTTGCCAAACGAATACATCTGATCGGTGGCGCCAAAGCGGGCGCCTTGGCCCGCAATGGACATTCCAGCCGCCGGATTTGCCCAGTTTGGGCCAGCGGGAGCCGCGGCCGCAGCCCGC